TCACACGATCATATAAAACATTTGTTTCTGTTGTATCAACAAAAAGAATTCCTTTTTTTCCAGTCTCTCAAACATATCATAAATAGCATGCTCAGCCTGTGCTGGCAAGGACGAAATATTTAAAAGCGATTCTCCATTTATTTTATCCATTCTAATACCAATAATATCTCTATTATCGCCATATATTTTCTCTGCACTCCCGGCACCATAATACTGGTTGAAACAACGAACTTCGCTTGTCACCTCTTCATGGCTTTGAGATATAGTAAACATCTTCAACACTTTTGTTGTATTTTCCATATCTTCATACACGACAGCATTACCACCTTTACCAATAACGTTACCTAGCACGGGTGATTTGTTGTTGCTAAGCCTCAGCAACGCTGACTGAGTATAATCCGCTGGCGGTAACTCCGGCTGCGCATAATCCACTGGAGGTAAATCAGGTCTGTTCGAACGAACAGATCCTCTTTCTATAGTCGTGCTCACTGTCGATGAATTCAGCATAGCCTCAATTTTTCTGGTGATCTCTCCCTTAGGCCATCCCAGTCTATACAGCATATTAGTAAAACATCCACTATGACTCTCTCTTGTCACGCAAAACCTATTATCACTTAAAACAACGCGATATGTTCTGTTGCTAACCTTTACTTGCGCCCCATTATCAGAGTGAGCGGCAGCATCCCTTACAGAGGGATAAAACACGATTATCAGGCAAAGTCAGGTTTCTGGTTAAAGAATTCCATGAACACCCCAAATTTACAGAAGATGGTGATAGCATACATTTCAACCTTCAAAATGAATCAATCTTTACTTTCTTAACAAACATCACCATGACATGACAACAAAAAACTGGAAATTAACTATTGTTTTTGAGTATCTGGCAACTCATTCATCCTTCCAGCATCCCGTCAGACGAACGTTTACGAACTATAAATCAGGTATTACTGGCCCTCGAAATCTGGAGATACTGACGTATCAACACGGTTCAGTAACACCCGATACCTCTTCCAGACTGTCAACAACGATGTCTCTTCATCCGTTGCGATCTGCAGCATCCTGAATATGAATGCCATAGCTTACGGCATCACGAAAAGTTTATGAGCGGCTCAAAGCATCAAGTATAGTGTTGCCGATCATATCGACTGTATGCTGATCGATAAGCCTGCTACGGCTGTCATGGACGGCGCGTATTACACTTTCGTATACGTTGCTTAAATCTGCTGCGGAAAGTGGTATTCGCTTACCTATATCCAAAACGTAATCCGCATAGGCATTTTCAGCACGATTAGGAGCAATGGGAGCAGAGTATCCTGCCGGGGCGGAAAAGTTGAAGTTGGACTGTAATGAGGGAATTTTCATGTTTATATCTAATACCCTGCAAATCATTTATTACAACAAAATAAACTATATCAAATTCATTTACCATGAACTGCATGTATACTGACTTGTGTTCATGATTATATTAGGGTGGTTAAACTCAATAAAGTCACAAAAATGATTATAATTATGCAATGGTGTAAAATTAAAATATTTCTTAACTCCTTTCCCCAAACCATCATAATATGGATGAGCATCTACTTTACTATGCATAAAAGAAAGTCCCTCAAGTAGAGCAGGATGATTACTACGGTTAACAATTATTGCACTATTTTCAATATTTACACTATCATTACGACGATCCACATGCATTGAAATTCCATCAGGAGCATATATTGTACCAAGCTTACCTGTAAGTATCATATCCATATCAAGATAGATACACCCCTCCCCGAATGAAATACCGTGATTCTTTGTATTATATGTGCACCTGAATATCTCTCCTGCTTTTAATAAGGCTAAATTTCTGAAGAAATCAAACCATGCATGATTTCTTTTCTTTGCATACATAGAAATCAAAGAATCCTGCGCCTTTGAAATTTCCCTCAGCTCTTTCTCTAACAGATTCAACAAGTATTCATCTCTTTTGTCTTCAGTTCGTAACCTTTGTTCACATATAATATCATGATAAATATCTGATAGTTTTCTGTCATACATACTGAAGTCAACATCTTCCCGATAGATTATCATTACATTTTCAAAATCTCGTTCCAATTTTGAAAAAGCAGTCTTTTGGTTGACTGAAAAATCGCCATCAACAAAAATACCTATCATACGATCACTCTCTATCCTTGCCGCATTTGTGACATTATCTAAATAGGGATGCTGCTTAGTATTAACTATTGGAACCTCATCTTTCTTATATCGTTCAGGATTAGGTTCAAACCACTGAAAAAGAATAGGCGTTTTTTCATCAATGACCTTTAACTCATATTCCTTTCCTGCAAAAGAAACCGTTTGACAGGGTGAACTCTGCACTATATTTACTGAGTTATGGAAAGTTGTCCTTATCGGTGAAAGCATTCGTCGTCCTGTTTATCCATATTTTCTTCACAACTAACTCTTTAATCTATTAATTATATTGGCATACTCAACCACAAAACCTCCAGCAGTTTTGCCATCTTTGCTTTCCTAACAAACATCACCATGACATGACAACAAAAACCGGAGCCGGACTCCGGTTTTGTGAAGCTGTCGGGTTACTTCATCCCGCCAATATTTTCCCACGTCCCGTCAGCACGCAGGATTTGCAGCGGTCTTACCACACACTGTATCAGCTTTTTATCTGTATCCAGTATCACCACCTGTGTGATTACCCTGTCCTGCTCCGGAATAATGCCATTCTCATCTGACTCCAGGATGTCTGCCGGCCCCAGTCGCAGTTGTGCTGTAAGCGACTGCACGTGTTCACGGCCATCATGCTTTCCGCAACCACACAGACGCTGCATAAGTTTTTTTAGTATATTCATGTCATTCTCCTGTTCTGCCTGTATCACTGCCCACTTCATCCAGCCCCTTGACATCCTGCCACGGCCCGTCACCAAACCTGACCTGCAAATGCTGAAAAAACCCCTGAACCCGTGTGGCATCTTTGGGGTCAAGAAAGGTCAGTCCGGTGATGAGTGCGCCATCTGTATCCGGGAACCAGCCATTGCTGTTTGTCTCAATAATGTTTCCCGGCCCCAGACGAAAACGGATTTGTGTCTCCCCCGGGTCGCCCTTTGGTCCCTGAGGTCCGGTTGCCCCCACCGGGCCAGCCGCACCTGTTTCTCCTTTCGGTCCCTGTGGGCCTGCCGGACCTGCCGCACCGGTATCTCCCTTTGGACCCTGTGGACCTGCATTTCCCGTCAGACCGGTCTCTCCCCGCTCTCCCCTGTCGCCTTTCGGCCCCTGCGGGCCTGCCGGACCAGCATCACCTGCCGGTCCCCGCTCACCGGTTGCCCCGACAGGGCCGGTGTCACCGCGCTCTCCCTTATCACCCTTCGGCCCCTGAGGACCCGCGGGCCCCTGTTCCCCCTTTGGCCCGGGAGGTCCCACCACGGTGGGGATTCGGTTTACGGCGTCTTCCGCCGCTATCCTGCTTTGTTCCGCTGACTGTGCGCTTTCTGCTGACTCCCGGGCTTTTTCTGCTGCGGTCGTTGCATCCCTGGCTGCATTACCGGCTGCACTTTCTGCCGTCTTTCTTGACAATTCAGCTTCTGCTGCACTTTGTGATGACTCACTGGCTTTTTGAGCGGCCTCAGAGGCCGAGGACGAGGACGCCTCCTCTGACTGCTTTGCTGAGGCTGCACTTTCTGCCGCCTGCCGGGCTGACTCCGATGCATATCCTGCTGAAGTGTCAGCATGTGCAGCGCTCTTTTCTGCCTGACTGGCTGATATGCCGGCATTCCTTGCTGACGTCTCCGCCTCTCCGGCATTCTTCTTCGCCTCCTCAGCGTTACGCGCCACCTCTTCCACCATCAGTTCAAAACGTCGCAGTGCCTCCGGACGGGCATCATCCTCCGTCATGGCACCGAGAAAATCATTCAGCGTACCGGGTTGAGAATCTTCATACACTGTGATGGTCCCGGCATGCGAAGGAGGAAAACCTTCAACCAGCAGGGTGACGCTGTACTGGCCATACTCAACATCCATGCTGTAACGCCCGGCTTCATCCGGATTTTCTGAGGCCACCGTGTTCACCACCACCGTGGTACTGTTACGTTTTGCTTTCAGCTGGATTGTGCAGTTCTGTACCGGTTTTCCTGTGCCGTCTTTCAGTACACCTGAAATCTTTACTGCCATATTCACCTCACAAAAAAGCCCGCCTGAACCGGCGGACTGTCATAACACTGTGTTACCTGGCTAATCAGAATTTATAGCCGACACCCACGATGAAACCGTCAGTGCGCCAGTCGCCACTGCCGGAACCTTCATAAGCAAGGTCAATAACCACCGTCTCTACGGGACTGAACTGAATCCCGGCATTCCAGGCCGGCGACAGATGACGCGCAGTATGACCATCACTGGCGGTGGTGGTCTCCTTCACATACCCCGGTTTCACTTCATCACGCCGGTAATCCTGAACACTGTCAGACCAGCGGGTGTACGCCATCCCGGCCATGCCATAGAGACTGACCCGCTCACTGAGCTGCCAGACAGGGCCGGCCATCAGACTGACATAACGACCGCGCAGGCTTTCATAATGGAAGGTATTTTCACCCGTCTTCATCGTGTCACTTTTCTTCACCGATGCATAACTCAGCGCGACAATGCCGCCCAGGTGATCCGTGAACTCATAACGGTATTTCACATTAATCCCTTTTAAATCATCTGCACGCGCACCGGTACCGGACAATGCCGGTACGCCGCCCGGGTGAACCTGAGCATATCCCACGGAAAATGCACCGTGTCCGCTTTCAGCCTGTGCAGGAAAGGCAATTCCTGCCAGCAGGGTAGTAAACAATAATATCGTTGCGTATAAATGCCGCATGATTACCTCTTTGTTTTCAGTCAATAAAAAAGGCACCTCCTGAGGTGCCCGTCCGGGTTAATAAACCGTCAGCTGATACTGATCCCTGCCGTGGATTTTTTCATGACCACAACCAGTAAATCACTGATGTACGTTGTCGGCGTCCAGTTGTTCGCACCGGCCGACGACACATTAAACGTCAGGGTGACATGACCCCGCCCTGCCGGCATATCTATCACCGATGAGAACACCCGGCTGACATCCGTTGCCGGTTCATGGAAAATCTCAACCCCGTTCTTCAGCACCTGCAGCTTACAGGTGGAATACCAGTACGACTGCTGATTCGGGCTGTTGAAATTCTGGTGTTTCGTCCCGCGAAACAGCACCGGGGGAATGATAATCTGCCGGTCGAAGCCCTGGTCATCGTAAACTGTGACGGTTACCGTCCCGCTGGCATAACTGTTATTCCGGGGAAAGGCTTTCCCCACCGTCTTCACCAGGTCGCCTTCAATCTGGTTTGCAGACAGTTTCCCTCTGATGACACAGTTCTCGTTAATGGTGACATTATTGAGCGTGCCGGTATTCGCGGTAATTGCTCCGCTGATATCCGCGTTCCTGGCTGTCAGCTTCCCTTCCGGCGTCAGGGAAAACGTCGGGGGATTGCCGGACGAGGTGATACTCACCGCAAACAGCCGCTTCAGGAACACATCGTTCATGAACAACTGATTCCCCTGCGCCACAAATAACGGCGTGGTGTTGCCGTCCTCCGGGTTAATCATCGCAATACGGTCAGCCAGCAGCAGTATGTTGCTCAGGGGCTGGCCATCAGTATCCTCAATCCCCGCTCCAATACCGGCAACATAGGGTATGCCATTTTTTGTTTTCTGTACCTTCAGCATGTAAAGTGCAGCAAGGTCATCATTTGTGTCCTTCTGCACGCGCTGTATCTGCTGAATGGTGGCGCTCTGGTCTTCCAGCGTTTTACTGACCGTCTGTGTGATTTCATTGCGGGTTTCGGTGATGGTGGTCTTCATCTCCGCCATCTCATCCGCAAGCTGGCTGTTGTCTATCAGCTCCCACAGCCCCTGAGCCAGATGCAGTTTTCCTATTTTTTCCCGAAACAGCCCCAGATACCCTTCTGCATCATTGCTGGCCCGGCCACTGGCTTCCACAAACGCAGATTTCCCCACCAGGTTGACGCTGCGCACGTAAAACCAGAAATCCTTCCCGGGCTTAATGTGCGGGCCGGATACACTCCACTGACTGCCGGTCCCCAGATAACGGGCAGAGGTTTCCACCTGAGATGTGTCTGCGATTTTTGTCTCCGAAAACCAGAACTCAAACTGTACCGTCGGGTCATACACCGCAAGACGCGGGACCGCCGTTATCTGAAAATACCCCGGCGTCAGTTCAATGGTGGCGGGTTTTGCTGGCGCGTTAATCCGGAAGGTGGTGGTGGCCGGTTCGCCCTGCTGGCCATAATTGTTAATTGCCCTGACTGTCAGGGTGTATTCCCCGAGCGGCAGGCCACTGAAACGGTGCGCCGTGTCTGCGGTGATGGCGGTGGTCACCAGGCGGCTGTTTTCACCGCTTCCACTGGTCAGGCGCAGACTGAAGCGCACACCCTTCACCACCCGCGGCGTGTCCCATTTCGCCTGTGCCAGATACTGACCGTCAGCCGCGCTCACCTCCACCGTCAGGTGCTGCACTGCCGGTGGAATAACGCTGTTCAGGGTGCCTGACTGCGGCTCAAAGCTGGCCCCGTTATCCACGATGGCTTCTTTTTCCGGTACGTGCTGCACCGCCGTGATGGCAAAGGTGCCGTCCGTGTTTTCCCGGATGGAGACACAGCGGAACAGGCGACGACGCAGTGACGGCAGGGAGAGCCCCCATACACCGTATGTCTCCACACCATCAGGCAGGGTGCTGACCTGTATCCGGTCCGGCGCGGGGTGTGCAGTGATGGCCACGCTCACCGGCTTACCGCTGCCGTTAATCAGGTTCACCGTGGCGGCACCTGTCTCCGGCAGGGTCACCTCACGGTCCAGTGTCAGGGTGCGGCTGGCGGCATCGATGGACAGGATACGTCCGCCGGTCATGGTCCCGGCATAGTCGTTATCACAGATTTCAATAATGTCACCGGGTGTGTGACGTAGCCCCTGTGACCCGAGCGTGAAATCCACCGTCTGCGTTTCCAGCAGTCCGGTCTTTATCACCCACAGCCCGGCACGGTGGGCCTGACCGCGACTGGTGCAGCCGAACGCATCCATCTTCAGCAGGTTGCGCCCGTAGCGCAGTATGGCTTCCGGGTCTTCCACCAGTTCCGTGGAGGTCTGCCAGCCGTTCTGCGGGTCGGTGTAATTCACCTCCACCGCCGTGTGGCGGTCCTTCAGGGCGCTGAAGCTGTAGCGAAACCCCACGCCGTTATCATCCACCACCACATCGCAGTTGGTGTACGGCCACACCACATCCGACGGGCGGTCCTGAACGAACGTCAGCGTCTGGCCGTTCCATACCGGCATACAGCGCATCGCCGAGCAGAAATCACTGAGAACGTCCCACGCCTTACGCTGTTGTGACAGGTACGCATTAAAGGTCATCCGCGGCTCTGTGCCCCCGAAACCATCCGGGACCGTCTGGTCGCAGTACTGCGCAATGGCATACAGCGCCCATTTGTCCACGTCTGCCGCCCCCAGACGTTTTCCCATGCCGTAGCGCGGGTGAGTCAGCATGTCCCACAGGCACCAGGCCGGGTTGTTGCTGTATGCCGGTTTCAGGCTGCCGTCCCAGATGCCGCTGTACGTGCGTTTTTCCGGGTCATAGTTTGACGGTACCTGGATGATGCGACCGCGGATATGGTAGTTCACCGTCATCTGCTGACCGCCAAACTGCTCCGCATCCACCTGCAACCCCACAATCGCCGTGTTCGGGTAGCACTGTTTCACATCGATGATTTCGGTGTATGACGACCAGAGCGTCTTATTCTGCAGCTGGTCCGAGGTGTTGTCCGCTGTCTCCCGGACCATCCGGATGTTAAAGGGCCGCTCAGGCAGATTCTCCAGAATCACCGACGCCAGGTACTGTGAGGTGGTCTTGCCGTTAATGGTGACATCCTTTTCCGTCACCCAGTTACCGTTACGCTGCAACTGAATCAGCAGTCGGACAGAAGAGGGATTACGGTCGCCCTTTGAGGTGGTCTCCAACAGTGACTGCACCCCGAAGGTGACCCGCAGGCGGTCAATGTTCGCGGACGTAATGGTGCGCGTCACCGGCTTTACCTTCGTCACTTCCACGCCCAGTGCGGTTTCCGCCCCGGAGGACTCAAAGCCTTCAGGTGGTGTCTGCTCCTGCTCCCCGGCGCGCCAGACCGCTGTCACACCATGTATCACAGGATTGCCGTCCGTGTCCGTCAGCGGGGTTTTGTTCACCAGGATACTCTGCAGCCCCTTCACCGGACCTTCAATCGGCCCTTCACCAATGGCATCAATCACGCTCATCATCTGCGTGGACTTAAGATTGTCCTTTACCTCAACCGGCGTGTGCGCCCTGCCGCCACCTTTACCCATAATGTTCCTCTCAATTGGTATTATTAATCGCAGTGATAGGATATTGCACAGCTATTGCGCGATATCATCAGAACGCTGTTTGTTACCCTGTAACCAGCAAGCTCAGTCTGTTAACGGAATTAATGAGGGTTTTATGAAATGTAAAATCATTGCTGCCATTGCCATGCTGACAGCAGCATCATGCGGATACGCAGCAGAACAGGAAGTCCCAATGAACCTTGTCAGTGCTGACGGAAAAGAAGTCAGCATTGGAAAAATAACCATTCAGGAGACCCCCTACGGTCTGCTGTTCACACCAGCCCTTCACTCTCTGTCTGAAGGCATTCATGGTTTTCATGTGCACGAAAAAGGAAATTGCGCCCCGGCACTGAAAGACGGAAAACCGGTCGCAGCATTATCGGCTGGCGGTCACTTTGACCCGAAAAACACCGGCAAACATCTTGGCCCCTGGTCTCCGGATGGACACCTGGGCGACCTCCCTGCGCTGTTCGTGACGCATGACGGAAAAGCGAACTACCCGGTCCTGGCCCCGAGACTGAACTCATTAAAAGAGATTAAAGGGCGTTCTCTCATGCTTCATGCTGGCGGTGATAACCATCATGACCATCCGGAGCCCCTGGGCGGTGGTGGTGCGAGAATGGCCTGCGGCATCATTCAATAATCAGTCAGGTAAGGGGCGGGCCCCTTACCTTTATTCCTCAGGACGATAAATCCTTTCTCCCTGAAAAGAACGGCACATCCTCCCTCTCTGAGTTAATGTTTTTGTCGTGACATAAGAATAATTCCTTACACTCAATCTTCGTAACTCTCCCGCAGTTCCTGTCCGTGAGCACTGCGGGATTTTTTCGCTTTTATGCCTGCCGCCCGATAACCACCACCTTCCCGTCACCGCCTTCATCACGGGTACTGATGTCCTGGGATATACGGCGGGAGCCAACCAGCATTTCACCGTAAGGCACCGGCATCGGGTTCCCCTGGGCAATCATGTTATCCAGCGAGGAAAAGTACGTGTTCTGTCTGCCGTTATCCGTTGCGCGGTAATCCGGTGTTTTTGCCTTCGGGGCCAGCATCTGAGCCACACCACCCAGAATCATGCTGGCCCCCAGTGAAAACAGCATCGTGGTGGCAGAAAAACCACCGGCTGCCAGGGCTGAACCCCATAACGCCATTGATGCCCCGGCAGTGAAGAAAGAGCCCACGATGGCTGCCGCCCCCAGCACAATCTGCAGTCCACCCTTTCCGGCCCCGGCCAGTCGCGGCACAATGTGGATGACCGTTCCCTCACCCAGCTGTTCGTGAAGACGGGCGTACACCGCCTCCGGTGCCGTGTCCTCACCGCGAATACGTATCTGGTACCAGCCTTCGTTCATCTGACGGCGGAATCCCGGCATCTGCATCGACAGGGCACGGATGGCTTCCGCTGCCGTGTTCACATACAGGCTGAGGCGGCGGCCAAATCGTTGTAAATCCCCGTGAAGGCAGATACGTGCCAGTGGCGGTGACGCCAGGCTGAATGCGTTCGTCGTTGCCATTTTTCGGAATACCTCTCCCGTTTACTCAGTTGTTCAGGCAGATGGTGAAGCAGCTCACCGTTGCCGCAGTATATGGCGGCATGATTGGCCACCGATGCGCCAAAGCAGCACAGCAGGATATCGCCAGGCTGTGCGGAAGGCAGGGAAATCCTGTAAAAACCAGTCGCCTCCATATTGTCCAGGTACAGGTTCTGACCGTTGCGCCACCAGTCATCCTCACGCTCAAAATCCGGCATATCAATTCCCGCCAGATGGTAGGCATCCCGGAACAGCGTGTAACAGTCCGTCACCCCGTGCTCAAAGCGCCGTCCTGTCAGATGTGGCACACAGCGGAATTTATGAATTTCCCCCCGGCAGACCAGCCACCAGGACAGTGCACTTTTTATCTGCAGCCGCCGGTCGGCCTCGCTCAGCCAGGGCAGACCACCGGGATGACTGTGGACCAGTGCCACAATCTCCCCCTGCATCTCTGCCCGCAGCCAGTCTTCCGGTGCAATACGAAAATACGCCTCCGGCTCTGCAGAGATATTCACACAAGGGATATACCGCTCCCCCTCCGGCGTTCTCACCACGAAGCCGCACGACTCCGCAGGCACACACCGCCGGGCATGCGCCAGAATCGCTGATTCTGTCTGTGTCATTGGATTTACTGCGAAAGTTTGTTAATGGAAAGGAAACCGCCAAAATTAGCCACCATGCCGCGCATCTCACACCCGCGCATGCACTTGCTGCATCTGTCCTTACGGATATCCGTGGTGGGGTTGTCGAACTCATCCGCCACCGCAGGACCGTTATACCCGCATTCATCTCCCCGGTAATCCCACATACAGGTGTTCGCCAGCATGATGCGACCGGGAAACAGCGCTCCGTCCGTCTCCGTCGGTGTTGCCAGCACAAACGAGGCTGTCATGGCCGTCAGCTCTGACATCTGCTCCACCACCCAGCGGTCGCTCAGCTCCTGCTCCGGGTCCGCTTCCGGATTGCCCGCCACAAAATTCACCGCATCCAGAAAACGGGCATACACCCGGCGGCGGACCACCGTGGCCCCCACCAGGCTCTGCAGGTCCTCCGCCATTCCGGTGACCAGACCGAACAGATTCGACACCGTCAGCGACGGGCGGGCACTGCTGCCCTTCCCGTTCATCTCAAAGCCACTGCCGTCAATCGGGTATGCCTGATATTGCCGCCCCTGCCAGGTAACCGCCTCCCCTTTTTCATTCAGCTCATTGCAGAAAAAATACCGCTCACCACCCTGTACCGTCAGGTCGATTTCCCAGAGTACCACCCGCGGTGACTGCTCTGATTTAACCGACTCGTTCAGACTTTCTTCGTGAATATCCTGCATCAGTTCACCACCTGCTTAAACTCCGCGCTGAATTCAACCCGCAGCATGCGAACCCGTGATGACCAGGCGGCACAGGTCACCTTTATCTGCCGCCAGGCATAAGGCGGTGTCCACAGAAACGCCTTCCAGCCACCGTGCTCTGCCAGGAATGCCTCCAGATGTCGGGCCTCCTCCCGGGTCACGGAAAGCGTCACACGGTATGTTTTCAGGTCAGCATTCAGCCCCGCCGCCATACGCTGCGAATACCCGTCACCAAAACGCACTTCACGCACCGATGGCTGCGAGTTCACCTCCATATCCGGCTTCACTTTCCAGCGAAATGTTTTCATCGCCTGCCTCCGGAAAAGACGCCGCCATCACGCATCTGCGCCTGAATCTCATCCTGCGCCCCCTTGCGGGCCATGTCATACACCGCTTTCATCAGCTGCGGCCCTGCCTGTCCGTTGATACCGTCGTTCTGAATCACCACGTGATTGTTCTGATTAAAACTAATGCCTTCCGCCCGCCGCATCTGCGCCGGACTTCCGGCACCGCCCACATAACCACCTTCCGCATACCCGCGCATCAGACGATACAGGTTGCCGACGCCAATCCGGCTGGTTGCCTCCTTCGTGAAGACAAACTCCCCGCGGTGGACAATACCGGCAGGTTCGTATTTGCCCCCCGTTCCCGTAAATCCCCCGGTCGCGAAATGGAAGTTCGCCGCCGCAGCCTGAATGGCCGTCCCCGTGGAGGCAGACGCCCCACCACCGAAAGCACCACCCATGGCGCTGCCAATACTCCCGACAATCCCCACCATGGCCTGCTTCAGAAAAATCTCTGTCAGCATGGAGAGCACAGAACGGGTGAAACCACGCCAGTTCTGTTCGCTGCCGGTCAGCATCGCTGCCATATTCTGTGCAATACCGTCAAAGGTCTGCGTGGCCACGCTTTTAACCTGCGAAAAACTGTCCGTCGCACTTTCTGCCCACTCGCCCCAGCCGGACTTCAGACCGGCCATCCAGCTTCCACGAAGCTGCTCCTCCGCAGACCAGGTGTTCTTCAGTGCAGATGTGGCCTTCGCCAGCGCATCCGGATTATCACCGTACACGTCACGAAGGCGCTGCTCTTCCGACTCCCGCTGCGCCTGACGGTCGGTGAGTCCGCGGGCTTTTGCGCTGATTGCCGCCTGCTTCGCACTCTGCTGCTGTTCAAACCGCGCAGCCTGCTGTGCCAGCTCATTCAGCCGTTTCTGGTGTTCAACTTTGTCTCCCAGCTCAGCCAGCTGGCGTTTGTACTCCAGCGTCTCTTTCTCATGGGTCAGCAGGGATTTTTCCTGCTCAGATAACTGCCGTTTCGTGGCTGCCTCTTTCAGGACCGCATACTGATTTTCCGCTTTCCATAAATCGCGACGCTGCTGGCTGATTTTCTCATTCGCACCGCTGTGTTTTTCCAGCGTCCGGAGCTCGGTTTCAAGCGCCAGCAGGGCAGCATGCGCCTGGTCTTCCTGACGCTCACCGGCTGACACTTTGACTCCTGACGACTTCGGCTTTTTCAGCGTCGATTCATAATCCTTTTTCGCCGCCGCCATCAGCGTGTTGTAATCCGCCTGCAGGATTTTCCCGTCTTTCAGGGCCTTATTCAGTTCTTCCTGACGGGCGGTATATTTCTCCAGCGGCGTCAGCAGACGCTCATACGCCTTCTGCGCCTCTCCGGTATACTTCAGCTGTGATGCGTCCCGTTCGGCCCGGTCCCTGGCGGCCAGTTCACCGGCTTTTTCCATATCCGACTGCAGCGTGGCCGCTGCCAGCCCCAGACGGGCATTTTCCCGGTCATTCCATGCGCCCTGAAGGTTGGCCCGGAAAGAGGCGGTTTTTCCCCGGCGCTGGCTCCGGCTCTGGTACCACTGCCATTTTTTATCCGCCTCATCAAATGCCTTCTGTGCACTGGCGAGCATATCCGCTGAGGACTCAGGACGACCGATATCCAGAATGGCATCCCACATCGATTTGAATGCCTTCCCTGTTTTATCCGCCCAGGTCTCCAGTGTTCCCATGTTTTCTTTCAGGCGACGGGTCTGCTCATCAAAGCCTTTCGTGGCGATATCGTTCGCCGCCTGCAATGCCCCGGCCTCGTCTCCGGAACGCTGCAGCTGTGCAACATACGCAATCTGCTCTGCCGTCACGTTACGGAACTGGCGCGCCATCGCCATCAGTCCCGACGTCGGGTCGGTGGTCAGTTTTCCGAAAGCCTCTGCAACCTTGTCCACCTCCACACCGGATGCAGAAGCAAAACGCGCGACACTCTGGTTGATGGCATCAAACTGTTCACCACCACGCACACCGGCATTCACCAGGGCTGCCAGTGACTCACTCGCCTGGTTAAACGTCAGCCCTGCGGCCTGTCCGGCTCTGGAGAGCGTCAGCATGCGATCGGCAGTCAGTCCGGACTGATTACCGGAAAGAACCAGGGTTTTATTAAACGCTGAAAGCGTGGAATCCCCCTGGTACCAGGCGTACGCCAGCGCACCTGTCGCCACCGCCAGCGAGGTGACCCCGACCATCGGCAGGGTGATCGCACCGGCAAGTCCCCTGAACATGGGGATCATCCCGCCGAAGGAGTCCTTCACCTGACCGCCCTGTTGCAGCAGGATCAGCCAGGGATTCTGACCACCGGCAAGCTGCGTGGCGATATCCGTAAACTGTGCGGGCAGGGTTCGCATGGCCGCTTTATACTGCCCGACGGAAATCCCGGCTTTTTGTGCAGCCAGCGCCTGGCGGCTCAGGCCCTGTTCAACAGCACTGGCGGTTTTTCTGGCGTCGGTATCCAGACCTGAAAAATGACGCCTTACCCGGCTCATCTGCTCATCGAAACGGACCGCATCCAGACTCAGGTCAATAACAAGATCACCAACCGGCTGGGACATATCTCACACCTCCCGGAATCCCCGCTGAAGCCATCATTAATGCGGCATCATCCACCATGACATCCGCCACATCCGCAGACGATAAAATATCGCGCCCTCCGTCCCCACCGAACCGGACGCCTCCGGCAAGTCCTGCCGCTTTCTGCATCAGCATTTTGTCCTCATCCGGCCTCTCCACCTGCTCTTCCTCATGCCGGGGGACAAGCAGACTGAAATCAGAGGGATGCATATTCGGATCGCAAAAAAACAGGCTGAGTACAGCGTACGTCAGCCCGGAAAAATGCATATCCAGTTGGGTATCGAGAAAATAATGCGTACGGTAAAAATGTCGCCAGTCGGCATATTCGGTGGATGTCATCCCGGCAAGCATGGCGCGCCAGTCAGGCCTCCCCATCTCACGCGCCAGTCTGAGGGCAAAATTCAGCTCGCCGTCGAAGACTTTCCCGCAGAAAAATCATCATCAGTCAGCGCGTTATTTTTCGCCACTTCGGTGCTGTCAGTATCCGCATGAACAGCCCCGCTCATCCCGGACAGACGCAACACCACATCTTCCGCCCGGGCAATGGCATCCGCAGGCCAGGTGGTGAGCACCTCCTGTTCGATCTGCATCACAGCCTCATTCATTGACGGTGATGCCGTTTTCTGCGGATGGTTATGCCACAGGGACATCGCCACCAGAAACGCGCCGGTTCTGACGAGATCTTCCACGCTTACCTGCAGGTTGCCGCTGGATTCTGCCTGTTCTGCACGCCGTTTCAGGAGGGCAAGATGCTCAATACGCTGCAGCGCAGACAATTCGGAAAGCGTGACGGACACACCGTTATATTCAAATTGTTCTGTTTTCAGAAACATGTATTACCTCCGTTTACCCTGCAGCGCCCGCTTCAGTAACGGTGACTTCAGCCACTGCGGCGAACTGACCATTTCCGCTCACCACAGGGATCTGCACCTTACCTGTCGCCACGCCGTTTACCGTAATTGTCATATCTTTCACACTAATGGTGGCTTTCGACGGATCGGCGGAAACCGCTCTGAACGTCTTGTCGGTTGCACTTTCCGGCTCAAAAGAAACCGTCAGGGTGGTTGTTTTCCCTTTTGCCACCGTACCGGATGTCGGCGTCACCTTAATCGCAGTGACCGGCGTAATTTTGCTGCGTTCTTCCGCTACAGAAGGTTTGCCCACGTTGGTCACTTTCACCGTGCGGGTGATCACTTCTTTCGCCGTCACGGCCTTACCGATACTGCTGACCCAGCCACGAAACACATCCACCGTGCCGTTCGGAAAACGGATTTTATAGGCCCGCACATCCCCGCTTTCAAACCAGCCTATAAGCCCTTTCTGACCTTCTTCTCCCGGTTTCCAGGCCAGCGTAAAACTGGTATCTCCTGCAGACTTCTGCCCCTGCCCGGTCGCGGTCCAGTCCGCGTCTTCATCATCCAGGTAGTTATCATCGTAGGGTTCTGCCGTCATCTCGCCCGGCGTCAGATCCTTCACCTTAGCCAGTCGCAGCCAGTCATCGTCTGACAACGGGTTTGCATAGGCGTCACCCTGACCGTTATAAACCCACAGGGTGGTACCGGCACCTTTTACCGGCTCAAGGGGATTTGGTGTTGACATATCGTCCTCACATCTCGTATGTAATGGAATAAGTCAGATCCGCAGAACTCCATAACGCCATATCGTCATCACGACGATACTCATAGCCCTGCGTAACCATCGTGGTAATCAGGTCTGCCAGTGCCGGGATCGCAGTCATCGCCGGATAAATCCGGCTTTCCATCCACGAATCCAGCTCCGAATCCGGTACCTGTGCTGGTAAAAACACCTCAATATGCAGTGTGGCCCGCCAGGTATCTGCATCCAGCTCTTCACCGGTATACTCTGCATCCGTCAGATAAACCGCGACCGCGGGAAAATCCTCTTCGTCAAAAACAACGGGGCGACCATCAAACAGCGTCGCCCCGTGTTCATGCAGCTCCAGTGCATCCAGCACTGCAGCACGGATATCAGTATGTTTCATCGTTTTATCGCAATCCTCAGTTGTTGTTTCAGCGCGTATGCCAGTTCTCCGGGCAGACGTTCACGCCGGATACGGTCAACATTCTCATCAAACGCCTGTTTCAGTGGGGCCGCCATCGGGATTTTCACCACATCAATGGGGTAACGGTTTTTCCCGACCACACGCTGCATGACATGCCAGCGACCATTTTTTAATCGCTGAATAAATGCCCGCTGATAACGATGCTGACCGGCTTTGAGTATGCTGTCCGGACGACGCCCCGGCATCCTGATCCCCAGCTTAATCACCGGGAGATCACCGCGGTTAACGATAATTCTGGCATTCGGATTTCTGACCGTGGCCCGTTTCAGTCTGGACCGTTCCTTAACCAGTTTCCGTCTCACCCTGGTTTCCCGGGCAACCTGTGATGAAGACTGATTAATCGCCGTTGTGGCCACGCGGTTAATGGTCATTGCAGAAGCCGCCGGAATGGCGTTTTTACGAACCCGGCTCAGATTATCAATCGCCTGCTCAAGCCCTTTTATCGCCATAATTTCACCCTGCGTTTATCGTCGCCGGTTAACGGCGGGTGGTTGCCCACGGTTGAGCCAGAGATAACAGCTGCCCCCGTCATCCGGAGAAACACGATCCACCCAGAACGTCTCACCATTAATGGTCAGCGTGTCACCACGCCGCACAGCACGAACCGTATCCGTCCGCACAAATAATGACGGGCTGCTTCCTTCAATACGGACCCCGCTACCGGCAAATCCCAGCGACTCCGGATCGTCAAAAACCCCCTGAACTTCTCCGCCACACTGTGCCCCCGAGGTGAACTGTGCACAGAGCCCCATCACTTCAACAATCGTACTGTCCACCCCGGCAAGGGCAGCATCAAAGGCATTCTGAAAATCACGCATAAACAGCCATTCCGCCATCAACGTGTGTTTTTGCATCTGAGGACATAATCAGAATCACCCGACCAACATCCGCAATCTCAACGGATTCCCCTGTTTCACCATCAATGCCACAGAGATGGAGGCAGGTCAGAACTCTGATGCGCGTTAACGCACCGGATGTATCCTCACGAACATCATGAGCCGCGGTTTCCCGCTCCCGGATCACCGTATCCCCAACCTGAACATCCTCGCCGGATGACTGTATTTCCTCTTCCCATTCCGCCACCCGCTGCGCTATCTCTGCGGCACTCCCGGATATATCCGGCTCACGCCCCAGAATCAGGGCCAGTTCATCAAGCCGTTTCAGATTTTGCTCTTTCGTTGCCATATCAGCCCCCTGTGAAAAAAGACACGGGGGCATTTCGCCCCCGCTCACGGATTATTTCACCTGTACCACCACAAACTCATCCGGGTCCGGCAACACCATCAGCGGCGCGGACTGCGTCATGGTAAATTCACGGGCGGGATCCCCCACCGTCAGCCAGTGTTTCGGATAACGGGAAGAGGCCACCACACCTTCGGACAACGCCTGCGCATCCTGAATGGCACCGTAACAACGGATCCCATCTGCAGCAGTATTCCCCAGAACCAGCATGCCCTCCGGCAGATAACGTTTTTCGATACCGTCTTCTGCTATATAAGACGTTTTCGCCACCACAATGGCCAGATCGCCGTAATACCCCTTGAAGGACACCACTGCGCCCAGATCTTTCACTGCCGTTTCGAGTTGAGAATTTGAACCGCGACGGGTATCCAGTTTTTCGCGGAACAGCTTAAAACCATTCAGAAGACGCCAGACGGTACCGTCCATAATGGCAATATTCACAAGACCGCTGGCCTGGTCGCAGTAGAGGTCAAGATCATGTGTAGGATCGAACGTGTCACGATCCTGTTTTGACCACTCCTTACCACTACCCTGAGTGATGTTATTCTTCGTCGACCTGCCAAAATCGACCTCAATTTTCTCGAACTGGTCTCCTTCCATCGTATATTTGCCATACAACACAGCATTTACCGCCTGTATTTCTTCCACCTGGACAATCGCGTGCTCTTCCTGTTTGAGGTTATCGGTAATGATACGCAGACGGCGGTAAGCCGGATCGTTCAGTTGAGCCGGATCTTCACCAGGAAGGCGCTCAACCGCCTGCTGGTAATTAAATTCGTGTTTCGGCTTGACGTAGCCCGGACGTAACACGCGGGTTTCACCACCACGATGACGCAGCACTTTTCCTTCAACAACCGGGGAGACATAGGCCGCCACCGGCGTTTTTCCGGTAATTTTGTCCAGCATCACCTCTTCGGTATGGAAATTCACCGTACGGCGGAAAAACAGCTCCAGAAACAGCGCACGAAATTTCACTTTTTGTTCGGTATAACCGAGTAACTGGCGGGTCGTAAACAATCCCATAAATCAGTTCCTTTCATTCAGAAATCAGTCAGGCCACCGCGGTGGCCTGATAACGTGTTACGGCAGCGCCGCGTGACTCAGGGCACTGCCGGCAAAGGCATTTGCCTTTTTGTGTTCATCCACACTTTCAGGCCAGCGGATTGCCTCCGTCGCAAAGGTCCCCGACTTGTAATAGGTCAGTACCGTCTCTGTGCCTTCAAGCGGCAGTACCAGTATGCCAACTGCACTACCGGCTTTCTGTCCGTCCCAGACCACCAGTTTCCCGCTGGCTTCATCCAGCATCAGGGGCGTCAGTGCCGGTGTTGCCGAGGAAATCCCGCTGCTGCCTGTGGCGGTATGAGCCGGATCATTACCGGCAAAAATACGTACTTCCGCACGCTGTTCAGTGATGGTTTTCGTTACCATATTGTAAAAACCTCCTGTTGATGATCAGCACTGACTTCATGGCATGGCCATGAGCATTTTCACGTCCGCATCACCGTCTGCTGACGTCTGTGGCACGCCACCCTGTACCGCTGCCGGTGAATGGTTCGCCATGATGCGTTCAAACAGGGCGGTTGTGGATGCAGAGACCGGTTCTGCCTTACCTGATCCCGCAGCCAGCACAGCCCGGGCGCTCTCCACAGTCATTCCCGGGCAGGCAGCCAGTTGTTCAGCCTGCGCCTCAGCCCCTTTTGCCTCATCCAGTGCCATGATCTGATCACGGAGTGAGGGTCCGGCATCCGCCTGCGGTGAAGCAGCCAGGATCGGGCGGGCTTTTTCCACCGTCATCTCCGGCATCGCCGCCAGCGTTGCCGCCAGTTGTTCACGACCGTTCGCTTCTTCACACGCCATAATGCGATCGGCTTCACTCTGCGTGGATGCCACCGGCTGCTGCGGTGCCGCCGCGGCCAGAATCGCCCGGGCCTGTGCAACGCTCATGCCCTGTTGTCCTGCCAGCATCGTGGCAAGCTGTTCACGTCCTTTCGCTTCCTGGCATGTCAGGATCCCCATCACTCGCTGGTTCTCCTGCGCGGCGGCTTCCGTTGCAGTTAATTGCGGCATAGTGCCTCCTCTGACATTACTGTTCAGCGCCGTGGCCATCACACTGATGGCATCCGACGCATTGACTAATTCATCCGCCAGCCCGGCCTCAATGCCGGACTGACCTTCAAAAACGGCGGCCTCTGTTCCCGTGACGGCATCAACAGACAGACCGGTAAACATCGCCACTTTTTCGGCAAACATCCGGCGCGCCGCATCAATGCGCTGCTGCATGTCCTGGCGAACCTCTGCCGGTAAGGTTTCAAACTGATTGCCATCCACCTTGTGCGCCCCTGAGTAAATCAGCGTGATATCCACACCGGCCTGCGCCAGATGACCGGCATAGCTGACATGGCTCATCATCACGCCAATGGAGCCGATACGGGATGTCTGGGTAACCAGCCGTCGGGAGCAGGCCGACGCCAGCAGCATGGCTGCAGAACAGGCCGTGTCATTGCACAGTGCCCAGACCGGCTTCTGCTGACGGAGGCGGTAAATCATGTCAGCGCAGTCAAACGCGCCGGCGGCCTGCCCGCCCGGACTGTCAATGTCCAGCAGTATGCCCCGCACCTGGCTATCTGCCATTGCCTGCTGAAGACAGGCGACAATGCCGTCATAGCCAGTCATTCCGGAAAATGGCCGCATCCCCCCCAGCCGGTGCACCAGCGTGCCGGTCACCGGCAGTACCGCAATACCGTTCACCACCCGGTAAACACGGGCCGGTCGTTTACCTCCGGCCATGTACTCGTCCGTTTCAGCCAGCATTCCGGGAGCATCAAGCTGTACCTGCTGTTGTGGTACCGAAAGACTTGCTGCCCCCATCTCGCGCCCGAGCGCGCAAAAGAAAACCCGCGCATAGGCGGGCTCCAGAAGCAGCGGTTCATTGAATGCTGCGGCAATAATGTGTGAAAGATTACGTCTCACGTGGTGTTGTCTCCTCTTCCGGCCTGCGACTCTCCGCTATCTGCTGCTGATACGCCTGCGCTATCCACACCGGACGTGAGAGTCCGGCTTTTTCCCGCTCTGCAGATTCCCTGACCTGCTGGCGGAAAATGTCCTGATAATCCTCGCCCATCAGCGCCAGCTCTTTCTCATACGTGCTCAGTCCGGCCTCAATGCGCATCACTGATTCCTGAACCTCCTTGAGCCCGTCAATGGCCATTCTTCCGGCTCCAATCCACTCAGCCCGTGACCAGGCTGATCGCGCCTGATAAAAATCAAAACGTGCCCGTGGCGGACGAATAATCCCCCGAAGAAGTGCCTCTTCCAGCCAGCAGGAAAACATCTGCGTGGCCAGCCGGGACGCAATAAATTTTCGCCGCCCCATAAAATAGCGCCACGACTCATTGGCGGATGCGCGGGCACTTGAATAACTGACCTTCGAGTAATCACGGGACAACTGTTCGTAGGAAACGCCAAGACCGGCGGCGATATACCGCAGCAGCGCCTGTTCAAGCGCCGAAAATCCATTGTCTGAATCCTGCGCGGTCTGAAGTTTCAGATCATCACCGGGGAAAAGGTGCGGAATTTTGACACCGCCCAGCGTCACGCTATTCGTGTCATACCAGGTGGAGAACTTATCCAGAATATTAATAAGCGGATTATCCTTCTGCCCCTGCGGCGCACCGGCGATATATTCAAAGGCCTTTTCGGTATCAAGGTCACTTTCAATCGTCGCTGCATACATCGCCTTCACTATGGCCGACTGAAGCTGTGTTGCCTGCAGGGAATCGAGCATCTTCAGCCGTTCCATTACGCTGTAAAACTGATTGGCCCCACGGGTCTGCCCGTCCTCCACCGGCTCGAAAATATGCAGCATGGCCGGACGCCCGGTGGGAAGTTCACGCGGGATCCGTTCCCATCGTCCACTCCCAGAGAACGGAAAATCATCCTCACAGATATGGTACGCAACGGCACGACCATATCGATCGACCTCCACACCGGCCCGCAGAAAACGGTTCCCCATACCGTGTCCTGGCGTGTCCACCCGTTTCGGACTCACGGCTTTAAAACGCGTACGAAACAGTTGCGTGCTCTCCGTATCCCAGACCGGCTGCACAAAGATTTCGCCGTTAAACGCATGAACGCCCACACCTTCACGAATAAATTCCGTAAACGTGCGTTTCTCTTCCACGTCGATCTCGCCAGACATCCCTTCGGCGTATTCCGACCAGGCCGCCTCCACCTCATCGACAAAACTTTTTGCCGCAGTCTCCCGCATCCCCAGCCAGCGCCAGTTCGGACGGTAGCTGATCAGAAACATATGCCCGACAATATGATCCTTATGCAGGGCCACCGCATTGGCCGCTATCCCGTTATTGCGCACCAGATCATCTGCCCGGGCATTCCCCAGACGCAACGCAGGCAGCAGGGCTGCATCGGCACTCTGCGCCGGTGGCAACCACTCCGCCATTTGCCCGCCAAATCCTGCGCCGCCCCCGTTGTAGCTGAGACTCTCACGAAGCGGAACGCCGTTCACATCAATCAGGACAGGCGTTCGTTTCATAACCTCACTCCCAGCGGACGACGGCGACGTCGGGTTGTCCCCAGTACCGACTCCGCATCATTGATCGCCCGGTTAAGCTCATCCAGAGAAGCCGCCGTATATTCAATTCTGCGACCATCTTTCTGGACAGACACCACCCGTTTACCGGTTAATAAATCAAGGCGCGCCTGACGTAGCGCCTGTAGTTCAGCGACTGTAACCATTCACTCCTCCGGACAGCTTCGCTGCCAGTTCTTTCAGGGTTGGCCGGGTCGTCTCTTCTTCCCGGGATTTTGCCAGTACAGCCAGATCAAGCTGCCAGCGTTGCACGGACACACGTAATGCCGCGTAGGCATACACCAGGCAGTCCAGCGCTTCGTTACGCCGCTTTTTGTTATCCCACAGCAGACGCATCTTTCCTTTTTCCCACTTCTCCACAAGCTCTTCCGCCACCAGTTGCTGCGCCTCTGTCTGCGAAAAAATCTCCGGATCATCAGGAAAACGGATGGCATACGACGTGGCTTCATCCGCAGGAGTGGGATCGGCTTTCATACGGGCATAGAGAATTTCTTTTGCGGTGTCCGTCCCCACTTCACACAGATACACGCCCCGCTGATTGCGGGTTTTCGGCATGGTGATCACCGGCTTGCCATAGACAGATGCGCCTTTTACCGGCAGCACCCGGAAAACACCGTGTTTTTTTGACCTCTGATAGACAATTTCACCATCGATCCCCCCGGTGTCCCAGCAGACACGGGAAATGGTCATTTCGGTTCCGTCTGCATGGCAGTATTTTTTGTTGATCGCCGCATCCACACGTAACAGCGTCTCTTCCTCATCGGGACGGCCCATAATGATGATTTTATCCACCAGAAAGGCTTCCTCTCCCGGTGCCCATCCCCAGACATACATCTCAAAACGGTTTCGCTGCGAGTCAATGCCCGCCGTCAGATAAACCACCCGGGCAGGCACCGCCGCCGTGTAACGCACCACCTTATCCATCAGTACCTGGTGATCGAGTTTTTCGCCCACGGCCTCTTCCCAGGTCTCGCCCAGCGTGGTGTTCACAAAGGTTTTCAGGCCGTTGGGATCTTTCAGTGCATCCAGCCAGTCATAGACTATCTGTATCCAGGTGGTGAACGGACTGTACGCCGTCCAGATATGGAACGTGATGGAGCGCGGCGGCGGAATTTCATCCCCCCGGGCGCTGAAAAACATCAGGCCGTCACGGGTCCACATACCCGTGTTTTCACAGATCCAGCGCCCGTTACTCTGGTCAAGCTCAGACTGATGGATCACGCAGCCATGATGTTCACAGAGGTAGAAAACGCTTTCGGGGCTGTCCTTCTCCCATTTAAGGCCAAAAGGCGTGGATTCATCGCCAAATTTCAGATACTGCGCCTCCTCACAGTGCGGGCAGGGCACATAGAAACGCATGAAATGCGCCGACTCGTTGGCCGCTTTTTCGATCTGGCAGGTACCTTTGATTTTAGGCGTCGAGCCGCGAATGGATTTTGGCCATACAGAGCCCTCAATACGCTTATCCCCCAGCAGGGTTGGCGAGCCCTCTTTTTCGACATCCGGCTCGAACGAGGAAAGCTCGTCATAGCAGACCACGTCCACGGATTTTTCACGGTAGTTTTTGGCGGCTGCACCGCCCAGGCACCAGAAACCGACGCCCGATGAAAAGCGTTTCAGCGTGAGAGTATTGTCACGATGTTTACGACCCAGCCATGGGGAAAGGTCTTTCAGGCATGGCACGTTCCGAATCGTCGCCTCCACGTGAGACTTCATAAAATCTTCAGCGGCAGAATCCGTGGGCTGAAAAAGCAGACTGTTTCGGGATTTATGCTCAATAAAATACCCGACCACCCCCAGCAACATCTTTGTATAGCCAACACGGGCAGATTTAATCAGGTTAACCGTGCGAACCTGGTCGTTACCCATACAGTTCATAATGGCGATCTGGAATGGCAGCGTTTTCCATTCTCCCTCACCATATGAAGATTCTTTAGGCAGATAATAATTTTGATCAGCCCATTCAACTGCCGTCATTGGTACAACCCTGACCAGAGGCTGCAGCGCAACCGAAACGGCAGCCATCATATTATTCAGTTGTTGCTCTGATATATTCATCGAGTAAATCCGGTAATTTATCCCCTGCCCGCGCACACTGATTTGCCCCCTTAGCAATAAGGGTTTTCAGATGGTCAAGATGGCGCGGTGTTAAATCAGGAAACTGTCGCTGCATGGATAAAGGGATGGAATCAAGCGTACTGGATAACGCCATTGCCAGCTTACTGAGGGCAAAAATACAGAACCCGGTGTCAATAAGTTTTCCTTTTGACACCTCATTTTTTAACTGCTGTGTAACAGCCTGTTCTGCTGTCAGTTCCCATCTGGCAATAAGCAATTTCTCCTCATAGTCGTCTTCGCTATCGCCATCAGGCACATCGTTTTTACTTCTCCTCAGATACGATATGTAAAAATCGCGCCAGGCATCCAGATCCAGTTGCCCTCGCTTATTCGATATCGGGGCACCCGGCAATTTCTGCAATCTGCGAAGCTGGCGATCGGTCAGACTTAAATGCCTGGCAACTTCAGTCTGCGTAGCCACTCCTCACCTCGCAAAAACTCTCACCTCACAATCACAACAAAACCGGTCATGTCCGGTTTACATGTCTGTTTTTTGTTCATGTCCGGTTCACAGAAGACCTGTTTTTATATTTTTCATATAGTTAACTTGAAGAGAAACCGGACATGGATCCCGGAAAATTTTCATAAATAGCGAAAACCCGCGAGGTCGCCGCCCCGTAACCTGTCGGATCGCCGGAAAGGACCCACGAAAATGATAATAATTATCATCTACATGAGGTTTATCACGACATGTGTGTACGCCATCAAACCACGAGAAATAATCAATTATTACGCAGGTATCGTATTAATTGATCTGCATCAAATTAGCGTAAAAGCAACTTCAGATAATACAAATCAGCAACACTGAATACGGGGCAACATTATGTCATCAAAGAACAGAACCCGCAGAACAACAACCCGCAACATCCGATTTCCAAACCAGATAATTGAACAAATTAACATCGCTCTTGACCTGAAAGGTTCAGGTAATTTTTCAGCGTGGGTTATTGAAGCCTGCAGAAGAAGATTAATTAATGAAAAATATTCTCAATTTGTACCCAACAAAGACAAACACGACCAGAGCACCTGTTCAGACAGGTTTACTTAAACGACTTATATATGACACAAAAAGCGACCACTAAAGTCGCTTTTTCTTATGGTAACAGGCAATAACTCTCTCAGATATTTTTTAGCATTTTTTTGACCGCGCGTTTCCGGACGTATTCTGTTCTCCTGTCCCTTTATATCGTCGGAATACCCGCCGCTCTTCAAATCCCATTCCCAACTCAGAATGTAGTCTGTTGACCGCTTGTTTTATTTCGGTCAGGTTCACCGGTGAAACCGGAGTCCGGCGCGCCTTACGCAAACACTCTGCTCGTTTCTGTGCCGCCACTTTTCTTTTCTGGTCATCACTTAGCTGTACCATCACTTTTGCCCATCGTTCAGCTGCTCTCCGGTACAGTCCTTTTTTCTCCAGACATTCTGCCACGTGATCATGTAGCATAAGTGACCTCCGATTATCTACAGACTGCCATCCTGAATTTACCTTCCCTTAATGAAATAACAATAAAAAACAAACCACGCAAAAACAATAAAACAACACACAAAAAAAACTAAATAATAAACAAAAATAATCACCTTATTTTATTATTTTTTGAGGGAGCAATTACTGAACAAAAAACGCTGACTATATACTCAAAACCAAACAACTATTCTGCCAATCAGGTATCATGGCAACACACGGAATTACCGTGTTTTTGCCTTCTCTGCCCATACAATACGGGCATATACTTCATTCTCTATTGTAATATTTCTATCCATGTGCCCCACTCCATTTACCTGTAAATAATATTCAAAATATTTATCACAGAAATCGTTTTTGGCCATGAACTGAGCACACTATAAAGTCCGGAACTGACTCTTTGTTAAATTACCTTAACGTTACCAGTAACACCTTCATAACAAAACATCACGGTATACACTGGGTACGGATATATTCCTGTGCTCCTTCCAGTTGCTTCTGCATTGCCATCAGCCGTTCTCTGAGGATGAAATAATCCCGTTCAGCGGTGTCTGCCAGTCGGGGGCCGGTTGCATTATCCACGCCGGAGGTGCCGGTGGCTTCACGCACGGTACCGGAGCAGGTGGCGTTGATCCGCAGGCGCTTACGACCAGCGGCAACATCAGCACGCAGAGTTTCATTTTCAGCTCTCGCATCGGCTAATTCCCTCGAGTATCTGGCATCAAGTGCAGCGACATCACGCTGGCGTATCTGCATATCAGTAATTGTCGCGTTCGCCAGCTCCAGCTCACTGGCTTTTTTATCGCGCTGCTCTTTGTAGATGATGGCGTGATCACGGTAATGATTCAGCCCCAGACTAAGCGCACCACAGGCCACCAGCAGGACAATGATAACCACGCACAGAACACGGTTCATATCACCACCAACGGATTGCCCAGACCAGAACAGCAATGGCCACAATACGAATGGCAAAAGCTGCCGCTCTTGTTAAATCCAGACTGGCTGGCGTCTCCACTTCAATGCCTTTCATAATGGACAACCTCAGAAAGAATCTTTTATACTTCCTCACAGGGAAAGTACCTCCCTACCCATAATTTCTCCCTTGCCTTACTCAAGGTCAGAAAACACAAAACCCCGCTTGCTGCCAACAAACGGGGTTTTTACTTTTATTCACTTAGGTTTTACCAGTTTTCAGGATTTCGTGTTATCCACCCGCGTTGGCCAACGTCATTTTTCAGGAAAATATTCTGCTATCTGTCGATGTCCCAGCACGCCAGCGCGCTCTCCTGGTCACGCCGTGAGACCTGACCGTAGCAATTATTTGAACGGATACGGCAGTCTCTGCCACCGTCCTTAATCCACCAGCGAATCGCCTCACAGGCACCTTTTCGATCGCCTGCATTAATTCGTTTATAAAACGTCGACGGGAAGCACTTACCGGGGCCAATGTTGTACGGACAGAATGACGCGATCCCCGCTTTCTGGGGTTCGGTCAGCGGCACCCGGATGTTTTTCTCCACCCATGCCAGCGCCTTGTCACGTTCGATGGCATTAACCCGGTCGCATTTTTCCTTTGACAGCTTCATGCCAGGAATAACAGGCTTACCATCCACCAGAATGGCACCACGGCAGATGGTCCAGATCCCCGCACCATCACGGTATGCCGTGGTGTGGTTACCTTCCTTTTCATCCAGAAACTGGTCGAGGATTTCAGGCGCAGAAGCACCTGCACCAATCAGCGCCAGAACGGCAGCCGACAGGCCGTATTTTATTTTTTCGTTCATGGGGATTTATCGATTTCTAATCCCTTGATATGTTAGGTATATAATCCAACACTCATGGTCGCTCTCATAAACATATCCCTTGAGACGCAGCAGATTACAACAAATGAAGCCATATAAATGAACAGTAAAGAAAGTTTGCGCAGAAGATTTTTACAACTAATGACAGAAAACGTTAAATCAGAGTTACTTCTTCTGATGGCAGATAATAACGAAGCAACAAGCAGCATTCTTGCAGACCCTTACGGTAAGATCTCACATAAAACGCTGGATATTATTACCACAACATTAACACCGCTGATGCTTCAACGGCTGAAACATAATATCAACGCATGGGTTAATGAAGAATTAAGTCCTCCCTGCTTATGGGATTCTCGTTACGCATGTCAGCAAAAAATGCGAATTTTCAACTTACTATCACCAAAGCTCAGGTAGCCATAAAATCCTGCCCTTCATGGCATACAGGATTTCAATGGAATCACAATGACCAACTCTTGCACAGCTGTATCCCTGACTCCCCGACAACTCAGATTTTCAGTATCTGCTGCTATCTAAAGAGAAAGCGCACAAATGCAAGGGTCTTTCATCACGTCCTGTTATTGATTGCCTGTGACCTTTTCTTACCTCATGGAACGTTTTTTCAGTTAGAAATATTCATTTTACAACCAGTTCGTATTGTTTATTCATCGACTACTCTCCCCGCGCCACCTTACGCTTATCTTCTTTAATCTTGAAATAAAGGTTAGTCAGATACGTCAGCAGGCCAAACAGCAGACTCCCCAGCACACCGATTGCCACCCACTGGGACGGAGAGACTTTGTCCAGCAGCTGCAGTAACCAGTATCCCGTCCCCACCGCTGACGTGGTGTATGACACACCCGTTGTGATTTTTTCCATCTGATGTATGTCTCCGTCACCGCCGACAGAAAATGAAAGTAAAGAAAAACAAAAAAACCGCCAGTGTCACCCACTGACGGCCAACTCCGGGAGCCGTGATTATGGCATTCAGGCTCTGCTAAAAATGCCAGATAACATTCCGGCCTCCCCTGATTCAGGTTATAAATGACACAATATCTTGACAACACCCGTCACTGTCTGTCAGAAAATATACCGCCAGGCATAAGTATCATGTGAAATCCAACTATCCTTCTGAGCCAGCACCTCTCCACCGAAAGTCAGTGCTGGCTGTTTTTTTCCTTAATAAAGCATCTGTAACTGAAACAATCCGCATATTGATAATATATTGACAGGCATCATTGCTGTCTGTGAAAAATAAGTCTCTACAAACATATAAGGCCTTTTAGCCAGCGTCTTCTTTTTGGTGTCTCTCGCGGGCTTTTTTTATTATGCTGCCGGTGCATTTATCTCCAGCACCAGACTTTCTATCTCAACGCCATACGCTGCATTTTTTGTAACATCCGTCAGCGTCAGCGCATTCAGTCCCAGTGTCAGACCGTCTTTTATAACCTGGAATGCCGGGCCAGCCACTCCATTCAGTTTCGGAGTAACCGTGGCACTGCCGGCGGTGAACACCAGCTCCAGCGTCTGCCAGTCGTTACCGTAATCGCCGAACTCCCCCAGCTTCGTGTTTCCGGCTTTCCTGTGATGCATCAGATTCACTCTGCCGTCAGTGGTCTGAGTGAAGTACGACATCAGGAACGGATTACCGGTACCCGTCATCGCCACACCATCAGGAACGGGAGCATCCGTATACAGATAAATCCCCAGCCCGAACTGATTGTTGGTCAGTGCGCCTGACAGGCGGAACTTACAGGTCAGTCTGCCGCCCTGTGTCAGCAGGGTAATTGCGTCATCCACCGGATGCGTCAGGGACCAGGTTTTATTGCTCTGCTTGGTGATCTTAAATACACCATCTGACAACTGAATTCCGCCATCCTTAATGCTCCAGCCCTGCGCAGCAGCCTCTCCGGCTGCCGGCAGCAGGGAGATTGTGCGAACGGACGTATCTGCAGACGGACCCGATGGCGTGTTGCCGCCGGGCGAGGGTTTGATTTCCGGTGCCTTACCACTGATGAAGGCTGAGGTGCGCCCGGCTGCGTTCAGAATAGCGGTTGCCAGACGATCCGGAATAATGCTCCTGCGCGCCCATGAACTGAAATGTGTCGGGCGGTTTGATGATACCTGGTTTCCATTCGTTCTCGATGCCGCACCGTAATATCCTGATGCCGGAATATCCGGATCTTCTGCCGGCGCGTTAGTGGCGGTATTGACGCCGTTACCGTCTGTCATGAAGGGCACAAAATAAACGCCCTCACTCTCCCTGTTTTTATACCCGCCGTACACGGTGTCGTATTGGGTAGCGTATGTATTTTTCCAGTAATACGTCGTGTCACCACAAATCCACGGCACATCTGCAGCGCTGCCACCATGGCACTGCGCGTTAAACACGGAGAGGTCAGCACGAAACTGTGTCAGCATGGCTGTAAACAGCGCAGGTTGCTGTGCGTGGGTGGCGGCGCTCATGTCAAACTCACCCTGCATCCAGCAGACGGCCAGCAGAACGTTTTTGGGATTTTTCTGCAATGCCGCTTTTGTGCGGGAAATCAGATCCTGATATAACGGCTTGCCCCCCCCCCAGCGTGCCGAATCCTGACTGGCCCCCGTGGACTCGCTGAATGTCCCCTCCGCGCCCTGGGTAAATGCCGAACCACCACGACAGCATGGTACCAGCAGGATCCCCGCGTTATTCGGGATATACGGGAGCAGTTTTTTGGCAATATGTAAACCCTGGCCGACACAGCCGTACTGCCCTTTGCTCAGGTCAGCCCTCGGATGATTCAGCGTACTCATATCCTGCACATCATGCAGACAGTGGTCAGCCGGAATAATATCGTTATATCTGCAGGCAGCCCCGCCCGGCGTCACTGTACTGCGGCGCGCCAGCTGTTTAATGCGCGGATCCGGAGCATCGTATGAATCCGGCAGCGGAAGCCCTTCACCGTAAGCCATGGCATTGGACTGCCCGGCCAGTACGATGACGTAGTACCAATCCGGCTCAGATGAAGGGCCGACCTGTGGCTCTCCTTCAATAGCCACCGCCTGCATCAGTGTGTACGGCGTAATGGCAACCGGTCCGCCGTATGGCTGCCAGCCCTCTTTCAGTTTGTGTGTCAGCTTTTCCGCAAGGTCTGACGGCGACGCCGCCCTGACAACATCATAATGTTTAATCGACATCGAATTTCTCCCGTGTAGAGGAACAGAGTTAAAAAGCCGGAAGCGGAATCAAATCACAGGATGACCATCTGCCAGTGGCTGGTCGTAAAAAAAAGGCCGCGCCATGCGCAGCCGAAAATAAAGGGATAACGATGATAGTTTGAGAAAAACAGAAATAACACTTTTGTGGCAAAGCATGGTGCCGGGTGCCTCCCGGTGAATTCAGTATCAGCACCTGAATCCGCGATTACCCCATATTCCTTCTTGCTGATTGCCCCACCGCACAGGGGGATTCACCATGCAGAAGTGTTTTTAATAAACAGCAAACAAAAAAATCAAGCATTATGCAGGCTGTTTCTTTTTATCACCGGCCACAGCAATACCATAATGCCGCAGACCAGCACCCCATCCGCCAGCACCGACATGATTCTGCTGGTGAAATCCACCATCACCACCAGAAACAGCAGGAGTGCAGCCACAGTCAGGCGCAGTTTTACCGTCACAGGTAATTCTCCAGACGAAGACCCAGAACACCGGCAATCTCTTCCAGCACCTTGCGCTCTTCCGGCTCAATTTCGCCGTCTGCCTCCGCAATGGCCACCGCCACATCCAGCACATCTTCCGCTTCACGCGTATCGTGTTTCACATCCTCGATCTCACGTAACGCCGCACGACGACCAGTTTTAAAGTTCGTATCCAGCTGACCGATAATGGTTGCGCTAATCGCATTAATTTCTGACGTAAACGCGTACAGCGCAGGCTGATTACGCAGTACCTGTTCGATCTTCGCTTTCTAGGAAGCCTCACATTCACCATCTGCACAGGCCACCAGGTATGCGGCGTTAATCACCACCTGTGCCAGATCGCGTTTTTCAAACTTTTTAATTTCCGTTGCCGCTCTGCGGGCTTTTTTTACCAAAAATACCAAACATCGTGACGTTCCTTTGGGTGGGTGAGCCAACGCCCGGGAGCGATCTGCCCACAGAGAAAGTCACACTGACCACTCCATAAGCTCCCCCCGAAAGGCTCTGTGGTTGGTATGCGCCGGGCGTGGTGCGGATACAAAAAAGGTCCGCAAAAGCGAGCGAGGGAAAATAAGTGTGGTGCGTTGTACTGGGTTCGAACCAGTGACCGATTGCTTAGAAGGCAATTGCTCTGTCCGGCTGAGCTAAAAACGCAGAATACCGATAATGGACCGCCATCGGAGACTCGAACCCCGCGAAACCAGCTTCGAAGGCTGGCGTTCTATCCCGATGAGCTAATGGCGGTATGTGATGGTGGCCCTTGCTGGATTTGAACCAGCGGCCTGGCGATTATGAGTCGCTCGCTCTCACCACTGAGCTAAAGGGCCGGGCGCAGGATAATAACGTTACGAAATCAATGTTGCAAGCATTCAAGAATCACCTGGTTAAAAATTACCCTTGCTTCCTCCACCAGCGCATTCACCATGTCTATCCGAGATAAGTGGCACAAAAAAACCCGCTTGTGGGCGGGTTTTGTTTGCTTTTGCCATCACGTACAAAATCGGCAAAATATCAGATTTGCATGAAATATATGCCTTTCAATCTACTTTTGCAACACTTTGCTTTGAAAATGCCGCCTTTTGTTTTGAACGCGTTCTCATTACAAACAATAAAGCCTCACTATCCAGTCGGTGAAAAATGTGTTTCATTGCAACCCAGTGACGAGTAAATGTTTTGGACCAGTTTTTAGTTGTCACTCCCACCAGTAATGCCAGCTCCTTGTATTCATAACCTTCCCCACCAAAAAGTTCTGCTTTTACTGCCTGCGCCGCCAGCCAGATTAATTTTTTCAGGCGTTCCTGCGTTTTCCCTGCAATTTTTCTGGTACCGGATTGAGTATTAAATTCATTCCACGCCCACTGTGTTATCGCGATCTGATATTCCCAACAAATACTCCCGCTGTAACACCACAACAACCAGGCTTTATGATGTTCTTCAAGAGACAGAACAGCCCGCCGCCACGATGATGTCGAAAACTCAATCGGACTGACCAGAGGAATTGACGTCCCCTTCGCCAGCGATTGCTTTCCCGGGATTGGTGGATTATCCCGCGTTATCATTTTTCCAGTCACTTCATCGCGGTACCGGATTTTTTTTCGCCTGTAACGCCCTGTATCGAACATGGCATTCTCCTGCCAGGCTTCAAGCTGACCTTTTGTTGCCCCACTCAAATCAGCGGTGGCGATAATGAGCTGCTCACGCACAAACTGTAAATACTGGTTATTCATGCGCACTCCAGTTCTGTGATTTTTATCCCCAGCCGCCCACCGGGAACAGTCTGACCGCGCACAATATTGATTTCATCAAACTGCTCGTCGTCTATGAGTAGTCCGGCATGCGTCAGCGCATCCAGTGGTGCTTTCAGGATATTGTCCAGGTCGCGGTGGCGCTTATCTGGTGGCTCTGCGGTGATTCTGATTGCCAGCCTTCCGGACAGGTTCAGTTTCAGCCGCTGCTGGCGAACAATTAGCGCCACATCACGGCGATAACGCTCACCGACTTTTGACACAAAATAGGTACTGCCGCGGCGGCGCCAGTAGGTATTCACCGTCGGCGGGTAAGGCAAAACAAATTCTATGCGTTCAGTCATTTATGCTTTCCACGTCAGAACACCCGAATTTCTCGCGTGCATTAAAAAACGAATCAGCAACAACAGCTGGCTGCCGTGTTTTTCTTCAAAATCTTTTACCCCGGCGTGCAGTTCGTTATGGCATTTACGGCACAGCGGAATAACAAACAAATCGTCAGCCTTTGTTCCCGTCCCTCCCAGTCCATGACCAATGATGTGATGCGGATCATCTGCCTGGTTGCCACACGTCATGCATTTCTGCGTTTTTACCCAGCGTGTGTATACCGGCATCTCTTCCCGTTGTGGTTTCTGGCGCTGGAGATACTGAGCAGGAGACTCCGGATCAACGGTGATGCTGACCACCGCCTTTTCCTGTGGTGGGATTTGTTGCTGGTGGACGTGAGGTGGCAGCGCAATATTTTTTGTGCGCTGCTTCAGTATGCTGGTGGCTGTCTGCTCTCCCGGTACAATATCGCTCTCGCGGTGTACTGAGCGGATTTTTTCCGCACGTAACCCCAGAGAACGACGTAATACCGCCTCCGGTAGCGCGTCCGCCACCTGATTGCAGACCGCCCACCAGGATAATTCAGCCAGCGATAATTCCCGCGCCTGCGTGCCATTCATTGCATGGCGTATGACGTCAATCATCCAGGCTGTCAGATTTTGTTGAGCAAGTTGCCCGAGTGATTCGGATGTCTGGTCACGCAACTGGTTGTCGCAGTGCCAGCACAACACCATCGCGCCAGCACCGTAACGGTGAATGACGGTTTCACTATGGTGATAATCGCCGTGTGGCCACTGGCAGGATTTAACATGGCGTAACAGCCAGTCAGACAGCGCACCAACACCACCAGCAGCGCGAATCACCCGTTCGTTGCTGAAAAATGGCAGTAATGAGTCATCTTCCGCCAGCGGCTGGCGGACGGCAGGAACGACACCGGACGGCAGATTGCGCATGCTTTTCGGTTCCGGCTCCACGAGCACTCGAGGATTGTGAAATACCTGCATGGATTCACGACCTGGCTTAAGGACCACCAGCCCGAGTTCCGGCACCAGAACAGGTCTAAGTAATACCCGCACGTTACCTCCAGATCCGTTGCTGGTATGTGCGGGATGAACGCGGTGGGCGTTCGGAGTAAGGGAGTCTGACTGAGATTATCCAGTGACGGTAGTCGAGGCTAAGAGCTTTCTTAACCTCGTATCCGCGCCTGCGGTAACACTGAATTATCCATTCCGCCTGCTCTTCAGTGCATGGAGGATGCTGGAACCAGTCTGATTTGAATGCGTGAAAACGCCGTCCGCACCTACTGGCAAAGACGGCAGAATCATTAGAATTGTGTAATTTGGTATCGTGCGCCATCGGTTGTCTCTGCTGGCGCAGCAGGTGCCAGTTGTTCAGGCTGGCGTGCGAATTGTAAACCAGAATGCCAGGAAAAAACAAAACCCGCCGAAGCGGGTTACGTGCGGGTGCGTTGAGGATGCCTGACACATCAGAGGTGGCGAGGGATTTCTCCCTCGCCTGGTCTCTTACTCCTCAGGTTCGTAAGCAGTGAAGACAGCGACCTCCGTCTGGCCGGTTCGGATTCGTACCTCGCAGAGGTCTTTCCTCGTTACCAGTGCCGTCACAATGACGGTTAAACAGATGACGATCAGGGCGATTAACATCGCCTTTTGCTGCTTCATAGCCTGCTTCTCCTTGCCTTTCGGCACGTAAGAGGCTAACCTACATGTGTTCAGCATGGATTGAGCCTCAGATTAATGTTAAGCGTCTTGCAGGACGCGTAATGTTAACTGGGGCTTTTCTCTATCTGCCGTTGGTGTTCATGCCCGAGGCAGATAGCCTCAAGCACCCACAGCCATTCTACTTAACTACCGTTACCTCGCCAATATGAAATCAGTCAGAAAGGCGATCCATAAGAACAACAGCAAGGCAATAAATTGCCATTACAGCAGCAATAGCCAGCGCACATTTGAGAACAAGCACCACAACCTCCTGTATTGGACGTACACCAGTCCTGATAAATATGAGGCTGTCTCGTCAGTGATTCAATACAACTATTGGGTATAGTTTCTGTGATTTTGTTCTGTAGAAATGGAACACGACAACCAGTCACCACCAGCACTTCTTTAAATACGCCAAGTCCGACGCAAGCTAACCTTCTAGTCCGCTTTGAGCGAGAAGCGGACGTTCAATGTGATAAAGCTCAGGAACATTGTCGTTGATGATGATAAAGAGGATCAGACTAACTTAGCACTTCTCATCACGTTGATAAGGCATAGAAATTACAAACACTATTGTGAATATCGTTTTACTATAGTAAATTCAAGTAAGTTCTTTTCGTTCGTTATTACACAAAATAAAGTTCACTCTAAGGTTGAAAAATGTTAGATATCAGAATGTCACGACCATCTGAAGCAGATGAGATCATACAAATCTGGAAGAGTTCAGTGGATGCTACCCACGACTTTCTTACAGGTCATGACCGACAAGAAATCGAAAAAGAAGTTGTCGGCTTTTTCTCAGAAACTCCTGTATGGGTTGCAACAAATCAGGATGACCAACCGCTAGGATTTATGTTTTTGCATAAGGGCCATCTGGAGGCACTTTTTGTAGCAGGCTCTGCTCGCGGACTTGGCGTCGGAAAACGTTTGATCTCTCATGCACTGGCACTGCATCCAGAGCTAAGCGTTGATGTAAATGAACAAAACCAGCAGGCTGTAGGGTTTTATCAGCATATGGGTTTTAAGGTATCAGGGCGTTCCGATCTGGATAATCAGGGAAGGCCATACCCCTTGTTGCATCTGAGAATGGCCAATAACATGTAACCAATGTGGCAGAGAAGATATCATTGATTTTTTTGGCTAAAAGCCACGATGTAAGAACAGCTCTGCTCACTATCTGGATTGCTCATTTGGTACTCGCTTGCAAAGGTAAGGGCAAGACAGTCACCGGCACGTAAATGATGGGTCTGATTTTTGACTCGAAAATCAAGGCTACCACTCATCACCCAAAGCGTTTGCCCGGAAAGATGCTCATTTGCGGAGGCGGGTATCGTCAACTCACCCATTGCAGGAATTTCAACTTTGATCAGTTCCGGGCATGCCCCCGCAGGAGACAAAGACCAACGAGTGATGCCTGATTGCTCATCCGTCCAGTGCTGTTGCTGATGAGCAAAACGAACCAGGGAATTCTGATGTTGCTCAAGCTCTGCAAAGAGTTTAGATAGCGTTACATTCATGGCGTTGGCCAGGCGGCTAAGGATAGTTGCACTAGGGCTGGAGATGCCTCGTTCAATCTTACTAATCATGGCCTGACTGACGCCCGATCGTTGAGCAAGCTCTGTTACAGTCAAATTGCGAGCCTTCCTGTGTTTAAGCAATAAACGTGCAATATCGCTATCTACTATCTGATTTTTAGATTTTTTATCCATTTCAGCCCTCTCTTTCACCAACCTGATTATGCCATTACATAAATTGGCCTGAAATAAATGATTTTGTAAGTCTGTAAATTCACTATTCCTAAGCGTGGTACTTCGTTTATACGCACCTATGACCTTAAAATATGAGTTGGTAAGCTTAACGTCCGCTTCACGCCCTGAGACATTCGACAAGCTTTTTACGGCACCAGTAAGGGCGATTTTCGCTCTTCAAGCGCCAGTAAATATTTCGCTTCGTCATAACGGGTTCTGGTCTTCCAGCAGCGGTAAATAACCCTTATCCATTTGAATGCCAGAGCCCGGATCGCGGACTGATGAGATTTTCCCTTTTCTCGCTGCCCCTGATAATACCGTCTGGCCCAGTATGATGAGTTTACCGTCTTCGCAGTCCATTCCACGAATGTCTGTCGGACGAACTTCGCACACTGCCAGCGCCAGTGCACCCAGGATTTTTGGCCGCTTCGCTCAGTTATTGGCGCGATGCCAGCATAGTTTTGTATTTCTTCTGCGCTGTTGAAGCGGTTGCGGTTATCACCCAATGCTGCAAGCATTCGCGGGCCCATACACGGTCCCATGCCCGGCAGTGATTTGAACAGTTCAGCATCTGGCAATGTGTCAAAAAGCGTTTCGATTCGTTCGTCATAGGTTTTGATGATTTCACTCACGACTTTAATTTGTGCCGCCAGTGCTGTAGCCATCAAAACATTAGCTCCTATGACTACTGGGTCTGTAGTCAATGGAATCGAACTCTCAATGCTCGCAACACGTTGCTCGGTAAGGGATCTTGCACGACCACCTTTGGCATTCAGAAAGTTACGAATCGTGTCGCGCCTGGCGCGTTTCAGTTGCTGCAGACTGGGCCACCGTATAATCAGTTCGCACAACAGTAAACTCCCCCTATGTGAGAACCATTCCAGAGGCTGAGGATAATACTGCTTCAATGTGTTGATAAGGCGGTTCACGAAGCGGCGTTTGTCTTCAACCAACTGGCGACGCTGTTCAACTAACTGCTGGAGCAACCTGATATCTGCATTGTCAGGCTCGATGGCCTTTATCTTTTGGGGATAACGTAGCATTAGCTCTAATGCTAACTCAGCATCCTGGGGATCATCCTTCGCACCACTTGGCCAGAAGGTCTGCCGATAGCGGGCCAGTGACAACGAGTGCACAGGAAAAACAGTGACAAATGGGTACTTCTGTAGAGCATACACCACCGGGCCTTTCTTCAGCTCAAGGGCGATAGCGATCCTGCCTTTCACCTTTTGGTGCAATTCGTTGAGCCAGATATCAAGCGCTTCCGGAGTATGTTCAACCACATGGAATATACGTTCGCCGTTTTTAAACTGAACGCAGACATCATGCTTTTTATCTGCCCAGTCCAGACCAACATGAGCAGCAAACTTATCTATCGCAGTCATCACCAACTCCTTTTTATCGGGGATTGGTATGCATTCCACGTTCTTCGAAAGAAATATAGTCAGCAGTTTTCTGCATGCCCTGAGTATTCGTTAGCGAACGTGGAGCACTTACTGGCTCGAAAGCAAAGCGGCAATCATCAAATCACATGATTCTGGCACAATATTCGTAACCAGTAAGCGCATACCCTGAATCACTTAAAAGTGTAACTCTCAGGGTTCGAATGACTATATTTGGCACAAAGCGGACAACCACGCTAGCTCTATCCTGTGCCACAAAATGTCAATTCACATCTTAACTAATGCATTTTAATCTCGTCACTTCAATAAATACCGAACATCCCCCTGATAAAACGACAATATGCGCTGCATAACTTCGCTTTTACGACACTCAGTACAAATTATATTATGACGCCTGTCGTAACGACGTATTTCTCCATCAGGTAATGACCAGATAAGGTCCGGATCAACCGCAGATGGTTTCTTCAGCTTTGCCCTTGAGAGCTTTTTACGGGCATTTTGCCAGTCCTTACGCGCCTGTTCAGACGGGAATAACCCGTAACCAGAGTTGTATACATCGCCACTGGCAACCAGCTCTCTGGCGAGAACGCTGATCAGATATCTTGTCGCACCTGTTTTAGCTTCCAGTTGTCGTAACGTCTCGCGACCGCTCTGGCGCACAAGTTCGACCACCTGCCCTTTAATTTTTTCCCGCTCTTCCTGTGTAAAAACTTTTACCACAAGTTCTCCTTAAAATTACCTCATGACCTGAAATCAACACTTATCCCCTGAAACCAGGCGGAATTTCTGTATCAGGTTCAGAAATATGATTCACACAACGCTGGTTGTTCGTGCCGCTTACCGGGAGCAACCAAGGGTTCTCAAAATTCCGGTCCGGTCCAAAAAACGTCGTCGCTCGCTGAACAAATTCCGTTCCCGTCTTCCCGGTAGCCGCCAGGTATCTTGCGTAACGCCTCACACCATCCAGCATGGCCTCTGGTAGCACCCCCTCGCGTAACCTGGCTTTCCAGGCACTGAAAGCGGATTTCTTCGGGTTTGCCCCGGCACGCAACGGGTATTCCCGCCAGACCTGTTCGAACACATCAGGATAATCCACTCGTCCCACAGGCTGCCCGGTGTTTTCCGGGACTACCCGATCGGCTTCCCGCTGAATGGCGGAATCGGCTTCAGGCTGCTGAAGTTGGTGTGATTGCTCCTGCCTTGCGGTCATCACCTGCTGCACAGCGCCCGAATCGGCTTTCAGCGCATACGCTGAATCGGCTTCCGGTGTCGTGCCTGCTGGCTGACCAAGATTGACGGTCTGAACATCCCCTGCCTGGTTCGTGGCGTTTTTTACGCCATGGACCATAGTGTTTTGATCTTCTTGATCTGTATCTTTATCTGTATCTTTATCTGTATCTTTATCTGTCGTGACTCGTCGTGACATGTGCGTGACATTTCGTGACTCGCCGTGACAATCGCCATTTTGTTCCCGCTTTCTTTCCCTCTCTCGCTGCGCCCTCTTGCGCTCTGCCGGAGATTTTGCGGTTTGCGAAATATTGCCGTTGTCCTCTTTCAGCACCTGGCGTTTTTCCCATCCAGTGATTAAATCACCATCAAGTACCCGCCCCTGCATCGTCTGCAAAATTGAATCAATTACCTCTTCTGTCACGTCGAGCGCACTTGCCAAATCTTCTGTCGTGACATCAATGTGACCTCGCGTGACATTTCGTGACGCGCTCACCAGGAGGTGGATATACACTGCCATCACTGTTGCAATTGGCTGCCCTGACACCCTGGCAATTGTTCGCCACTTAGGGTCATTTGGCATGTCATGCCATAATCTGAGCCAGGCGTTAGCCATACTCACCTCTTCTGATACCGAATCTTTTTACTCACGAGTTGCCGGAAGCGATTCGATATGGCTATTGTCAGTCAATGTACTGCCACAGCATTTCCTGCCGGGCCACCACGGTTCATCTGATTGAAACCGGCGATTGCCACTGCGACAAAATCATCAGCGTCTCTCACCAGTCGCTCCCGCGTCTCCACCAGCTCCCGAAAATAAGCTGAACTGTGGCTGCGCATTCTGGCCACCAGCAAAGGTGGCATTGCCTTTTCGATCGCTGGTAACAACGCCTGAATTTTTTCAACTGCATCAGGGGTGTCTTTCTCTATCCAGCGGAAAATTTTCTGGGTATTGCGAGCCAGGGCTTCCGGATGGCTGTCGTCGTACAGTTCAGGAAACGTCATACCCAACTCAAAATAAGCCTGGGTTATTCCAGCTGCCGGAACTTTTTCGCCATCAGGACGCGCCCAGGCATTCATCGCCATGCGGATGTGTTCATGCTTGATTTTCATGAATCAACTCCCATCAGCTTTTTCGTAGTAGTTTTATTCCTGCCAATAGTTAAAATTGCATCGGCAGAAAATAATCCGTTTGATGCAAGAGCGATTTTTTCAGCGTAATTTGTTTCGCCGGTATATTCTGTGCGAGGCAATTTTCCGTTATCCATCCATTTATAGATTGCTCTTTGGCTGACACCACAAACGTCGGCCACAACAGCAACGCGAACAGTTTTGATTACATCTTCAAGTGTTTTCTGGTTCATATCACCCTCACAATGTGAACTTTGAGTACACACTATAACAGAACTGACAGTACATTCAAGAGCGAATATCATTGAACTTATGGTTCATGAAGATAAAGCGCGTAAAGAGTTCGCCAGTAGGCTTGCGCTAGCCTGTGAAAACGCTGGTTATGAACAACATGGAAGGCAGGCAGAAATTGCCCGTCGAATGAAATTAACACCAAAAGCGGTTAGCAAATGGTTTAATGGCGAAACAATTCCTCGCCGGGAGAAATTAAGGGAATTAGCAACACTAATAGGAACAACACCAACCTATCTTTTGGGAGAGGATACAGAAGAAAGTGGACAGGTACGTTTCTATCAGGAGTTAAATCCAAGACAAAAAATCATCATTGACCTTCTGGACGAGCTCCCTGACAGTGAGACAGATGAACTTTTAAAAACTCTTGAAGAGAAAAAACAGAAGTACAATGCAATTTACGAAGAGTTAGCACGAAAGAAAAAACAAAAAGCCTCTTAAAACCAGCATAAATCCGGTAGCGCCTTCCTCCGGGTTTGTGCTTCACTTTATCCCATCTCATTTTTTTACACACAAAATGTACTAAAAGTACTTTACAATAATGAACGCAAAGTACATTATATACCTACCACCCACCCCGCCCCACAGAATGCAGGGCAATACTTCGAGTTACCAGGCAGTGGTCAGGGGTTAAGTAGCCAGCCCGAGGCGTAAGAACATGACGGCAGGGTTCAACTTTAATAACTATGCAGCAGGTTTTTGTTCCGCTACCCCGGCGTTAAGGGGAAATGAGGTCAACATGGATACTATCGATCTTGGCAACAACGAATCTCTGGTGTACGGCGTGTTTCCCAACCAGGACGGCACATTCACCGCGATGACGTATACCAAAAGCAAAACGTTTAAAACCGAAAATGGTGCCCGTCGCTGGCTGGAAAGAAACTCAGGTGAGTGATATGGATTTCGACACAATCATGAAAAAGGCTTACGAAGAATACTTCGAAGGCCTTGCCGAAGGCGAAGAAGCTCTCAGCTTCAGTGAGTTTAAACAGGCGCTTTCCAGCTCGGCAAAATCTAACGGCTGATAAGCGAAGCAGCACCGCGAGGAATCAGTATGCAGAAACGAGAACCCGTCATCATCGCGCCAGATTATACCGATGATGAACTTTATGAGTGGATGCGCCAGAAAATTAATGCAGCGCAGGACCTGAAATGGGCCAATGAAGCCAGGGCTAAGCAGGCTGAAAATCTGTCCGCTCTGGAGCAGGATATCACCAATCTGGAAAAAGCAGCGGCACTAAGCATTGCCAGAATGATTACATACCCGCGTTAGTAGCTAATCAACAAAGCTAAGGTTGGTAATTAAGGAGTTCTCCACGGGTGAGGTGGAGTGCGTGCGCCGGACACGGGTGAGCATCCGGCACTGACAGTTTACTGAAAGGGTATTTCCATAAAAAGTCAGAGCATAACGCGAAAGCGCACGGCGAGGTTGCTGGTTCATAGATAGTCTGTCGTTAAATTTTCTTCGACCGTGCGCTTCCGGTTGTGGCACTCCGCGAAATGGCGCGGCGGTAAGTATGGCGGGGTTATTCCTTCCCCGTTGAGGACACCGGGTTGTCAGGTTGACCATACGCTTAAGTGACAACCCCGCTGCAGCGCCCTCTGTTATCAATTTTCTGGTGACGTTTGGCGGTATCAGTTTTACTCCGTGACTGCTCTGCCGCCCTTTTTAAAGTGAATTTTGTGATGTGGTGAATGCGGCTGAGCGCACGCGGAACAGTTAAAACAGAAAACTGTGTTATGGGTGGATTCTCTGTATCCGGCGTTAATTGTTAACTGGTTAACGTCACCTGGAGGCACCAAGCACCGCATCAACAAAGTTCATTTGTAAAAATGGAGATAATTATGATTGCTCATCACTTCGGAACTGATGAGATTCCTCGTCAGTGCGTGACTCCCGGTGATTATGTTATTCATAAAGGAAGAACATATATTGCTTCGGTAAACAACATTAAAAAACAACGGCTCTATATTCGTGATTTTTCCACACAACACTGTATTAAGGAAACCATGATTAAAGTCTTCCTTGGTCGTGATGGTTTACCTGTAAAAGCAGAGTCATGGTGAGCAGTAATAAAATAACTGCCACAATACGACATTCAGCTTAATGAATACATCAGATTTGATTCTTATATGCCAGCAATGGCAGGGATTTGTTCACCCTTAAATCTGTAATGAGGTTAAAACAAAATGAGTAAAGTCTTTATTTGCGCCGCCATTCCGGACGAACAGGCAATTAAGGAAGAAGGTGCAGTTGCTGTAGCCACTGCCATTGAAGCCGGTGACGAACGCCGCGCCCGCGCCAAATTTACCTGGCAATTCCTGGAGCAATATCCGGCTGCTCAGGACTGTGCTTATAAATTTCTTGTCTGCGAGGATAAACCCGGCATGGCCCGCCCCGCCCTTGATTCCTGGGATACCGAATATATGCAGGAAAACCGCTGGGATGAGGAATCCGCTTCCTTTGTTCCGGTCGAACCAGAGCCGAATACAGAAATTGTTAACTTTAACCAGTTATCCGACGACAAGCAGGCCGCTGTCCTCGTTAAGTTCGGCACACATGAAAACGTCACCGTGGATATGGTCATCAACGCAAGCGGGCTTCTTGGTGATGACGACATGATGACCTTTGACGGACACCTCGCAGAAGCAATTATCCGGACTAAAGAAATTAACGCCATGTATCCGGAACGTCAGATTGAATACATCAACGATGCCAGACGTGATTTAAAACCAACCGCCAAATGGCCCGACGTTCAGGCATATTTTCTCGACCGTAAAAAACGCCAGGAAAAGGATCGCAAAGAAGGTGGTGCATATACTTCTGTTGTTGATCTTGCCCGCGCCAGAGTCAACCGACAGCACACTGAAAACTCAGCAGAAAAAATCAACCCTGTCACTACTGCCATTCGTCGCGAATACAAGCAGACATGGAAAACGCTGGATGAAGAGCTGGCCTACTCTCTGTGGCCTGGTGACATTGATGCCGGAAACATTGACGGCAGCATCCATCGCTGGGCAAAAAATGAAGTTATCGAGAACGATCGCGAAGACTGGAAGCGTATTTCTGCATCAATGCGCAAACAGCCTGATGCCATTCGTTACGACCGTCAGACTATTTTTGGCCTTGTCCGTGAACGTCCGATCGACATTCACAAAGACCCTGTGGCACTGAACAAATACATCACTGACTACCTGACTACAAAGGGCGTATTTGAAGATGAAGGAACAAATCAGAGCACAACTGATACTCTCCCGTCGCCAGTACCTGAAACTGATGCAGTGGAAACGGCAATGCCGGACAACGAAAAAACCGAATGCGAAGTGGAAGTCGAACCATCTGTAGAGCGTGAGGGGCCGTTCTACTTCCTCTTCACAGATAAGGATGGCGAAAAATACGGTCGTGCAAACAAACTTTCAGGTCTGGAAAAGGCGCTGGCTGCCGGGGCTACTGAAATCACGAAAGAAGAATATTTTGCCCGTAAAAACGGCACATACTCAGGCTCACAACAAAATACTGGTGCGTCTGACACGGCAGCACAACCAGAGCCGGTAAAAGTTACCGCTGACGAAGTAAACAAAATTATGCAGGCAGCCAATATCAGCCAGCCTGACGCCAATCAGTTGCTTGCTGCCTCTCGCGGAGAATTTGTTGCAGGGATTAGCGACCCGAATGATCCGAAGTGGGTGAAGGGAATTGAAACCCGCGATTCTGTGAACCAGAACCAGCAAGAAACGGAACAGAACGACCAGAAAGCGGAGCAAAACAGCCCAAATACGCAACAAAACGAGCCAGAAACGAAACAATCCGAACCAGTAGCGCAACAGGAACCGGAAAAGATCTGCACCGCCTGCGGTAAGAGCGGTGGCGGCAACTGCCCTGATTGTGGCGCGGTGATGGGTGACGCAACATACCAGGAAACGTTCGATGACGAGAATCAGGTCGAAGTTCAGGAAGACGATTCGGAGAAAATGGAAGGCGCTGAACATCCACACAAGGAGAATGCGGGAAGCGCTCAGGGCCACGCCAGCGATAGTGAAACTGGCGAGGCGACAGATCCCTTAATTGCGGTGAACGGTCATCACGTTATCACATCCACCAGCCGGGTGTGGCACCATCTGATGATCGATCTTGAAACGATGGGAACAAATCCTGATGCGCCAATCAACTCTATTGGCGGTAAATTCTTTGATCCCGAAACCGGAGAGATGGGGCCGGAATTTAGCAAGACCATCGATCTGGATACTGCTGGCGGAGTCATTGATCGTGACGTCATTAAATGGTGGCTTAAGCAATCACGCGAGGCGCAATCTGCCATTCTGACCGATGAAATCCCGTTAGATGATGCATTGCTGCAATTGCGGGAATTTATCGATGAAAACTCCGGTGAGTTTTTTGTTCAGGTCTGGGGAAATGGAGCCAACTTCGACAACGTGATTTTACGCCGTTCATACGAACGGCAGGGGATCCCCTGCCCGTGGCGTTATTGCAACGATCGCGATGTGCGCACAATCGTTGAGCTGGGAAAAGCCCTGAACTTCGATGCCAGAACGGATATTCCATTCGAAGGTGAGCGCCACAATGCACTTGATGACGCCCGTTACCAGGCAAAATACGTTTCAGCTATCTGGCAAAAACTGATCCCGAGTCAGGCTGATTTTTAATGTTCAACCCTAATTGCCGCTAACCGTATATAGTTAGCGGCGGTTATGAGATATAGCTATGAGCAGCTTATTTTTAACCGAAGATGAATTGCTAATATTAACGGGCTGCAAATATGCAAGCCACCAGCGAAAATGGTTAATGGAAAACGGGCTTCCGTTCTATACCAATCGTAGTGGCAAACCGATTGTCAGCCGGGAGCTATTTACCTGCAATAAAACTTTACCACCACGCGAGGTAGAGCCGAATTTTGGTGCGATCTGATGGGAAGACGAAGGAAAAATCCTGAACACGAAAAATTACCTCCAAATGTATACCCAAATAAATATAGTTATGTATGGAAACCAACATCCAGAGAATCTGTAACACTAACCGCCATCAAGGATGGTTTAGCTGCTTTATGGAAAAAGTATGAGGAAACTGTAAATAATCGCGATCGTGCAATGACATTCGGTCGCTTGTGGGAAAAATTCCTCGCCAGCGCCTATTACAGTGACCTCAGTCCAAGAACACAAAAAGATTATCTGCAACATCAAAAAAAGTTGCTTGCCGTATTCGGTAAGGTGCCGGCAGATTCCATAAAACCAGAACACATCCGTCGATACATGGACAAGAGAGGGGAGCAGAGTAAAACGCAAGCCAACCATGAAAAAAGCAGTATGTCCCGCGTTTACAGTTGGGGGTATGAGCGAGGGTACGTGAAGGGTAACCCATGTGCAGGTGTAAGTAAATTCAAGGCCAAAAACCGCGAACGATATGTAACCGACAAAGAATACCAGGCAGTATTAAGCGTTGCACCTCTTCCTGTTTTTATCGCAATGGAAATTGCCTATCTGTGTGCAGCGAGGGTTTCCGATGTGTTATCGCTGAAATGGGAGCAGATTGGAAACGACGGGATCTTTATCCAGCAAGGGAAAACAGGAAAAAAACAGATAAAAGCATGGAGTCCACGATTACAGGCGGCGATCGAAAAAGCAAAACAGTTACCAACATCCGCCTATGTAATCAGCAATCAATACGGCAACCGATATATGTACAAAGGCTTTAACGAAATGTGGGTAGAAGCAAGAAATCGCGCAGGCAAAATTTCAGGTATTTTAACCGACTTCACCTTTCATGATCTGAAGGCGAAAGGAATTTCAGACTATGAAGGAAGCAGTCGGGATAAGCAACTTTTCTCTGGTCACAAAACCGAGGGGCAAGTGCTAATCTATGACAGGAAGGTTAAAGTTTCACCGACACTTGATGTCCCGTTACCTGAAAATATTCCAAGAAAATATTCCAAGTAATTCCAAGTGTGATTTTTGTCACTGACTTAATGATGTATAAGTGATTGAATTTTGGCGGAGAGAGGGGGATTTGAACCCCCGGTGGAGTTGCCCCCACTCCGGTTTTCGAGACCGGTCCGTTCAACCGCTCCGGCATCTCTCCGTTCAGATGGTTGCCATGATGCCAGGAAATTTGGCATTTTAACAGTCCCTGTCCGTGCAATTTTGTTCAAGTGACGAGTTTGCGAGCAAAACGATGATTAAGTGGCCCTGGAAAGTACAAGAATCAGCACATCAAACTGCCCTTCCCTGGCAGGAAGCACTATCGATCCCCCTTTTAACGTGTCTGACAGAACAGGAACAAAGCAAATTAGTCGCTCTTGCCGAACGTTTTTTACAACAAAAACGGCTTGTTCCTTTACAGGGCTTTGAGCTGAATTCATTAAGAAGCTGCCGGATAGCACTTCTATTTTGCCTGCCCGTTCTGGAGTTAGGACTGGAATGGCTGGATGGTTTTCATGAAGTCTTAATTTATCCTGCGCCATTTGTGGTCGATGATGAATGGGAAGACGATGTCGGTCTGGTGCATAACCAACGTATTGTTCAGTCAGGTCAGAGCTGGCAGCAAGGGCCTATCGTTTTGAACTGGTTGGATATACAAGATTCTTTTGATGCTTCTGGTTTTAACCTGATTATTCATGAAGTCGCTCATAAGCTGGACACCCGTAACGGCGATCGCGCCAGCGGAGTTCCCTTTATTTCGTTGCGTGAGGTTGCTGGCTGGGAACACGATCTTCATGCTGCAATGAACAACATTCAGGAAGAAATCGAATTAGTTGGTGAGAATGCGGCGAGCATTGATGCTTATGCTGCCAGTGATCCTGCTGAATGTTTTGCCGTACTTTCTGAATATTTCTTTAGCGCCCCAGAACTTTTTGCTCCTCGTTTCCCTTCATTGTGGCAACGTTTCTGTCAATTTTATCAACAAGATCCTTTGCAGAGACTGCATCACGCTAATGATACAGACTCGTTTTCGGCGACGAATGTTCATTAA